CCATAGAGAAGTTCGCCTTGAACATTGCTAACTTCAATTTCATTGAATCCTAAGAGTTCTTGGACAGAGAACTTCATATCTCTTCCAATATTACCAAGTCCCACAGTATTACCGTGAACTGGTGCTAAAACATCAGCGATATTAAATCCACTACCACCAGCGTTGATAGTAGCAGCAATCGCAACTCCACCATTGACGGTGATATCTGCTGTAGCGTCAATACCGTTTCCAGTGATAGCAGTAAGAGCGACACCTGTATGGGTAAACTGTCCAGAGGACGGTGTATAACCAATACCAGCATTTACGATAGAGATTTGTCCGGTCGCAGATCCAGCAAGACCAACAACAGTTCCTTTAAAGTCAGAACCAACCTGAATAAGTTCAGTTCCAGAAATCAGGTTGTTGCCAGCACTGTTACCAGTATTACTAATCGTAGAACCAATACCAACGTTCATTGATCTTGATCTGACAGATACACCATTCTTAGTGATCTTTTCAAGATCAGTTGGCAGATTCGGATTAAAGAACTGTACCAAACCGTTGGAAGTAAAGTTACAACGATATGCTACGAACTTGAGATCCTCATACTGACTTGGAGTCCATACACTAGCGTTCTGAGACTTGAACAGTGAACCAAGCAATGGTTGCTCTGTAACTAGAACCTGTCCTGCCTCTGTGGCGAGAGTAGTTACATCTGCTTCACCGAATCTAGAAATCCAGACATTATATGAAGTCACATCAGAGAGCACGACAATAGCATACTCAGTTTGTGGATTCAGATACACTGGTGATGGGAAGACAAATGAAGTTGGAGTAATTCCATCTTCCGATACCGCTACCTGGTTTGGTTCTAAAACTACAGTGGAGAACGGTACGATCTTATCAGTAGGAGTTCCAAGTCTGGTTTCACGAATTTGAAGTGTTACCGGAAGTTCAGCAGCCTTTGACTGGAAGAACAATTCAATCCTACTAAGATATACACCCGTGATATCATCGACGAAGAACGTCTGGGCAAGAGGGTCACCACGCCAAGGACGTGGTGGGTCGGGTGGACGTGGAGGATCGGGTGGATCTGGTGGTGGAGGAGGGGGAGGCAATCTAACCGCATTGACATTAGTTACGATTGCCGTCTGATCAGTTTCACCAGCAATAACTCTTGTTTGTGGATCAAAGTCTACGGTCTCAACCCTAGCATTTCTAAGTGAGAGAGTAACTTCTTGTGTATTATCTACATCTCCTTGAGAATAGAAAGTTTCTTCAGCACTAGTAGAAACTAATCCTGGAATATCGGAGTCAGTTAAACTACTTGTCAACTTGAAACTAGATCTGCCTGTTTCAAATGTAGGATTGGCTGTGTTTGCCGAGTCAGGTACTCTGAATGATCCAATTAGAGTGCCGACCTTATCAGATACGAGTGCCATTCTAGCAACAACTGCTTCTGCGCCACTGGTATTTCCTCTAAGGATCATTCCGTTTTGGATATATCCAGCAAACTGAGATTGAGTTTCATCAGCAAGTGAATCCATATCAACATTTAGAATTGTTGATGATTCGGTGTAAGCAGTGGCGATTGAATTTGTTCTATCATAAGGATTACTATCATAAACATCAGAAGGAGTTAGGATAGGACCATACTTATGATTAGCAACCGCTGCTCTGAATGTGATAGCAGCAGATCCAGCAGATGATGTCTCTTGTGTATCCAATGCTGACTGCATCACACCAGTGATGGTTTCACCTGGTGTGAAAATTCCAGATGACATGTTGATTTCAATCAGTTTTGGTACAACAAATTTGTTAACATCAACCGAATCAAAGAAACTGAACAGTCTTGTGAATGGTTTCAGTCTCTTAGCGGTAAACTTAATATTACGAGATCTCATAAAGTGAATGATCTCTCTGTTGACCACTCTATTGCCGAGACTTTCAGTGTTAATTACTTCATTAACTGTTTGTTGACTACCAGTTCTTCTCTGCTCCAAAGAAACAGATCCGTCAAGGGTGATTGATTCAACAGTTGTTCTGGCAGAATCAATTCTATTACCATTAACACCCCGTGAGGTGAGAATTTCTGCAGTAGATCCTAAATTGCCAGCAGCTGCTGCGGCGTTAAGGGACTGAGTTTGCTGCGAAAGGGAGATGTCAAGTTGAGCACCAACCGTTTCCCAAGAATCCCACACAACAGGAGCAACACCAACTCTAGAACCATCTTCAGCAGTTTCAACTTCGGCGTTGATCAAACTAGCAATACTTGAGAAGGCACCCTCCTGAAGAACATCACGAACTTCAAGTTGATTGGTATCAATCCAAACATCTACAGATGGTTCTAGTTCAATAGAACCTCCATAGAAATTAACCAAGAAAGGAGTTACATTTTCAACTCTTGTGGCAAATGGTTGCTCCAACCAACTTGTATCTTGATAATCAAGTGTGAGCATGTTGCCCGTTCTGCGGACACCAGCACCAAAGATGCTGTTACCAATACCAAGTTGTAAATTGAATGATGTGGTGTAGTGAGCAGGTCTAAGAATCTTCTTCTTAGCATCAATTGAGTTACGGATACCGATGGTATCATCCTGTGGAATTCTTGTTGTAAAGTTATCAACAAAAATACCTGACTTGAATCTGTTTAATCCATTTGTATCAGGAACAAATGTATTCAGAGTAGATTGCTCAAGAAGATTTAGTGAAGTATAATATTCAAGATTCTTGACTCTCTGCTCAATCTTAGCAATATCCATCATTTGATATCGCTTATGATCGATGAAATTCAATTTAGCGTCCTTTACATTGTAAAGGTAAGCAGGCATGTAGATGTTGGCAATATTCAGACCATCTGTTACGGGTGCTGGTAGTTGTGGAACATCATCAGGAGCTCCATATCTTACGGAGAATGATCCATACTTATCAACGTATAATCTGTCTGCTCTTGCTAGATAATAGTCATAAGAGACTGTCATTGATTCATCAGAAGCAATCACATTCTTAGAACTGTGTTGACCACCATTGAAATTCCTTCCGTAGAATTCAAGAGGTGATCTTGTACCAGCGGCAGTGGTGTAGTTGCTTACACGGGGTCTCGCATCAATAATATCAGTTACTCTTCTTCCAGAGACAATTGAAATGTCATCAGCGTAGTCAAAAGAATTATAAGAATTGACTGTGGTGATATCACCAGTGTCACTTGACTCGTAATATGCCGCAGAGTAGTAGACTCTTAACTTTCTTGTTGGGGCAGGGAAATCACCCTTTCTTACGATTCTTGAGAAATCATAGAAAGAGGATCTTTGACCCTTTGCTAAAGTATAGTTTCTGGTGATATTTTTAGAACCAATATTAATACTTGAAATATTACCAGTTACTGTCGAGTCAGCGAAACTGATTAGTTCACCTGGTTCAAATACAATATCGTTCAGGTAAATATATCCGATTGAATTTGCTGTTAGTTTTTCAATCAGTCTTGCTTTTGATCCACTGGTTTGTCCTGTGATAATCTCACCAATGATCAAATCATTTGTGCTGCTTGAAGGTCCGTTCATTTGCGAAACGGCAGCATTAGGAGATTGAGGATCCGCAGTTCCATCAGACTCAAAGATTCCATAAATGTCAACAACATCAGGAACATTCAAAGAGATAGTGGAATCCTGTACTCTTGTACCAAAAGCATATGAACCAAATCCCAAACCATCATTCAATGTTCCAGTTCCAATGCCAGAAGCACTATTGCTTGACTTATTAATGATGATGCTAGTGTTTGACTTTAACTTTACTTTGTTTGTAACGTTTGATCTTCTAATAGTGGCAATCAGTTTAGAGTTTGGATCAGCAGCACTAAGTCCTTTGAGTTGAAGTTGTGTAGATCCAACTGTAAATACAAACTTATCAGCAGTCAGTGGTTCAGTTGTGCCATCAGATCTAAGAAGAGAGTATCTTTCTTCATCAAAAGCAAGGAAAACATCTCTTTGAGGTTCATTAACCTGCAGTACTTGAGACTCACCGTTAGAATCAATCTGAACGTCAAAATTATCTCTAATAATCAGATTTGAATTTTGTAAATTTACATTCTCAACATTTTGTTTTCCAAAAGCACTAAAGATAGAATCACTACTGGAATCATTACCCGTTCCAGTAGAACTCTGAAGTCTTGAAATCGCAGTTGTTAAGTCTGAAAGAGAAGCAGTGCTTGTTGGTGGAGATCCTTCACATACTCCAGGGACTGTGGTAACACCAACAACAGTCGCATCAGCGCCGTTGACGCCAGTGACTCTCAAGATGGTGGGGTCGCTGTTCTCTGGAAGAGTATATCTAAGCAGATTTCCTACTGTTACAATACCTACAAATCCATTAGTGTTAAGTGAGGGACTTGTGATGGTTGATACGCCTGTGGCGTCTCTTCCCGTGATTGAAGCGATACCAATCGAAATTCCTTCATGCTGTACAAGGTCAGCACTGAATGTGTTACCTGCTCCAACACCATCAACAAATACAGATTTGATATCTGAAATTGTATGATTATTGATGTTGGTGATGAATCTTGCGTTATCAAGAACACCATTAAACTTGATTCTCTCACCGAATGTGAAATCACCTTGCTTGCTGTAAGCAGTTAAAGCAGTTCCAGCATTTACATCATATCTCAGGAAAGCAGTTGCTCCACTAGATTCGCCCTCAATGTGAATAGAGTTTGAAGCGTTCAGAGTAATACTGATGTTGATATCAATGTCAGTATATGTTTGAACGTCAAACATAGACAAATCCCACAGGTTATCCTGAGGGGTGGTAGTATTATATGAACCAGATTCTAGTACAAAGTCATAAACTCTGGCGAGACCAATTTCAGTTCCAGGTGCTTCTGTGGCAATTCCACCTACTCTTTGATCTCTAAGACTTAAAACAGTAGAAGTGTTGAATCCAATCAGAGGAGAACCACTTACATTATTGACCTCTACGGTTGGACCAAAAGCAAAGTTGACTGCTTGATTTTCAAGCAAACGAGTTGTTCTTGGTTTTTGAACATCAATCAGAGAGGGTGTCCTTACCTCTACTTCATATCCCTTGACATATGCCTTACCAGGTGATACCTTGTAAACCATCATATCATCAGAGGGAGTATTCCCCTGACTTGTAACTTGACCTGGTTCGTAAATACCTCTATTTCCTTCCTGATTATTCAGTGACTCTCTAACAGTCGTTACGAACTCTTTAATGTAGTAGTCTCCAGACTCCTCATATGTTCTCTTAGCAAACTCATCACCAAGGAGATTGTATTTGGTGTCGTCTGATTTTCTTCTCAGAAGACCATTTTGGACTTCAGCAAGTTGAACAAAGTTCTCTTCGTCAAAACTATTTAATTCTCTTTTCGACAGAGTGGCAGTAATGCTTAATCTATCAGCACCAGGCGCAGCGAAGTTATTGAAACCAGAAGCATTATCAGTCAGAAGTGGGTCTGTATCAGAAGAGATAAGTTGCTCTCTGATAGTTAAACCAACCCTGTAACTTGGATTTGTACTATATTGATCAAGAATCAGCAGTTGTGATGGTACAGTAACGAAAGAACCCCTAATAAAATAGACGCCCTCTGCTACAACAAATGCTGAACCATCAGTGGTGGCATCCTCTACAAGAGTATTGGCAAATCCCTCACCCGCTCCAATAAATGTTGTAGCATAGGTAATTGCTTCTTCAACTTGAAGAACTTCATTATCAAAAAATGTCTCTGTGGAGTCGTCAGTTGTACTAGAGTTAAGATAATTTACATATAGTGTATAATTACCTCTTGATGACTCAGCATCAGTGATATATGTAATTACTTCTGCGGTGATGCCAGACTCAGCACCAGTAATTTTCTTGCCTAATAATTCCTCAAGATATACACTTACGGGAATACCAAGGAACTGTGGTTGAATCTGAACAGCATGAAAAGTAGGGTTATAATTCGTAGAACCCGGAATCACAACAGTTCCTTCTTTGAAGATGTTCGTGCCCATCTTCTCAATCTGATCTTGAAGGATAGATTGAAGATTGTTTAACTCTCTTGCCTGAATAGGATAGGCAGGTTTAAAGAGAACCTTGTAGTAATTGTTGCGAGGGTCAAAGTCGTCAAAATAAGGAGCAACATTGAGATTAGTTTCCTGTGGCATAATTCTTTAGAACTGCAAGATAATCTTTACGTCTTCTTTCTGTGAGGATGACCTAGTGACAGAAGGTCTATTATCCACATGGATAATATTTCCAGAATACTTCTTGGACTCTGGTTGTGCCACTCCCTGAACAAAACTCTGACCAAGAAAGTATGTACGACTATTTATTACCGTACTTATACCTGGTGAAGCGATGGATCCGAAGTTAGTATCAATACCAAGAGTCTGCGAACCACCACGAATATCCAGTGAACCACCTGTTGCTGGATCTCCTGTGAATCTTAATACTTCAAATCCATACGCTGGTGAAGTATTCGCGGTTCCATCGGAATTGAATCCAGAATTGGTTCTGTCTTGCCAATACTTAAGAACTCCAGTGACCTGGTCATATGAAATAACTCTACCGACAGCAGTTGAACCAACTCCAACCGTTTGCTCAATCTCAGCATCGGCAGTAAATGAAGAAGTCTGATATTGAGATCCATCACTCGTCAATTTGATAGCATATACAGCACTCGCTTTATCCTGTGTAAGAATAGTGCTTGAACCATTATCAAGAGGATTCTCAATCAGACCAATCCTAGCAAATTCATTACCCGTGATAAAGTCTGGATTTTCAGTATCATTTTCAAATCTTGAATATGTAAGCACATTAAAAGCGCCTAATTCACGGTAAATATCAGCACCGTGCCCACCGGGTGGTGGGATAATAACATCAAAGGTTGGAGCAGTCGTTCCAGTTGGAACTCTGCCAGTCAGATTTAATGTTCCAAAAGTATAGTCAGAACCACCTTTGGATACGGTTACTGATTCAATCTTGGAATCATTATTGACAACAACCGTTGCTTCTGCTCCTCTTCCGTCACCTTGAATAGGAACTCTCGTATATGTCCTCGCTGTCCCAAGTCCTACACCACGATTTCTGACAGTTACAATCTTCAACTGACCACTAGTGGCAGCATTCTGTCTTACAGGAGCATCATCGGTGCTAGATTCCCAAGCGTTAGGAACAGGGATATAATTTGTAGAATCAAACTTAATCGCTTGACTTGGTTTGATAGTATACAGATACTTCCAGATGTATCCATCACCACTACTACCTGCTGCTCTTGGTTCCAAGTCGGTGAAGGTTGGTTCATCAAGAGATGGACTTCCTTGATAAGCATTTTCAGGGGTAGCATTATTATAGAGACAAACATAAACTCTATAATCAGAGTTCATCACATAATAATTGGAATCATAAATGTCAAATGAACCAGATGGTTGAGATGGATTATCTCTGGTAATGTCATTTCTCCACATATCATATGTGGTTCCTGACGACCAAGTTGTCTTTCTAATAACCTGACTAACATCACTACTAGAAATCTTCTTCATAGCAATCATAGTGTCCCAATAATCATTGGACTCATTCAACGCATCCTTGGGGGATGGAGGATTAGTATTCCAATCCGATTGATAATCGGAAGCATTGGGGAGACCAATGAAGGTATAATACGAATTCGTGCTAGACTGTACACCAGCGACGAAATTCTTCGCATTAAGAATTCTTAATTGGTCAGTTATAATCGCAGCCATTTTAAGTAGACTTTTTTCTTATTTAGACGGTATTTTAGATAGTATTAGGGTAGACACTGATTGTATTACCCATTCCAGAGTGTGATGTACACTGATAATACAATGTATTTGGTGCATCCATAGGAATTTCAAATTTAACTGTTCCATTAGTGGCACCATTATTAGTCACACCAGCATCATAAGCACTACCATCTTCAGATTCTCTGATCTCGAATCCATGAGCGCCCATTCCATTTACAAATTCATAAACTCTACCTCTCGCAAGGTATAATACTGGATCATTAGTCGTTACTGTGAATCCAATTCCAGTAAATGTATAGTCAGTTATACCATTAGCGCCAAGTGTCCATCTGCCGCTAACAAGATCTGATCCATCACCCTCAAACGAACCTGCTGTTGAAACCCCAGTAACAGTTAGTCCATCGTTTAAGAGGGTATTGCCGTTAACAACTAGTGAGGTACTAACACCAGTCGCAGCTGTGACATCGTGAATTGCTACAAGTGGTGCATTAGCAAAGTTTCCATTTACACCAAATTGGATTCCTGCCTGTTGATTCAGAGGAACGGAACCACCACCACCTCCATCAGTCACAAAACGAAGAGCACCGTTTGATGTGAACACTTGTGCGGCTACAGGAGCTCCAGGACCATTATAGTAGAATCCGAGATGATTCGTTCCTGTCCCATCAACGTTTTGACCGACAGTTAAAGCCGCAGTTCCATTTGGATTAACAACTGCAAGTTGACCATTTGGTGCAGCAGCACCAACACCAGCACCAACTCTTAGGGATCTGATAGTACCAATACCAGCAGTTACAATACCAGTGATGTTGACATCACTTGCTGTTGTCACACCAGAAACAACAAGAGTATTTGCTCTTACTTCGGCAGTAGATCCACCACCTGCTGAAGAGGCAATAGTCGTAATACCGGAGTTAGTCGTTACTGTAATGTTACTACCAGCTGAAATCAGGGTTGTGATTCCAGTAAGATTTACACCACTTCCAGTGAAAGAAGTAGCGGTTACAATACCCGCAAACTCCGCATTACCGCCTGCTCTGATAGTGACACCAACACCAGTGGTGGTGATACCAGTGGTGCTGCCATAAACAATACTACCACTCGCGACTGGTGTGTTTCTTCCACTTGTGTTCGCGCTGTTAGCCGTTACTGTGTCTGTAAAGACTGTACCAACCGCTTGATCGTTTGATACATTTCCTTCACGATAATCAGGATCACCTAAGTCAAAGACAGTCACCCAACTGCTATCTTCTACACTCCAGATTAACATTCTATCTTCTGGATCTGTTCCTGTCGTTGCCACATAATAGTAATAGTTACTATCTTCGTGGAACAGAGCATTACCGGAGGCTACTGTTCCAGTATCAAGAACAAATCCTGTGGACTGAGTCTGATAGGTTTGGTCGAAAGAAGCTGGAGATAATCCAGAAAGAGTTACTGAATCCCAGTCTGTTCCTGCTACTCCTGTTTGAGCAGTACGTCCAGCTCCGATAAACAGATGATCGCTGATACTGGAAATACCAGTAACGAGAATCTGTGATGCTGTTATAATACCAACAGTGGATACACCAGAAACAACTAATGTATTTGCCCTCACTTCAGCAGTAGATCCACTACCAGCAGAAGAGGCAATAGTTGTAATACCAGAATTAGTTGTTACTGTTATATTGCTGCCCGCAGAAATCAGGGTTGTGATTCCAGTAAGGTTTAC